CACTCCCGTTCAGACGGTCGCTTCAGCTAATAGAAGCGTAAAGCCTGGTCGCAAACAAGTGAGACTCACATCGTCTCAGGTCGCTATCGCGAAAAAATTAGGTGTGCCACTCGAAGAATACGCAAAACAATTAAAAAACACGGAAGGAGCGTAAAATGGAAAAAGATAAAAACACTTCTCGTGCGAGCCAAACACGGTCAAAATCTGAAAGACCAAAAGTGTGGGTTCCACCATCTTCTCTAGATGCACCCCCTGCGCCTGAAGGATTCAGGTATAGATGGATAAGAGCAGAAAGCGTTGGCTTTCAGGACACTAAAAACATAACTGGACGTTTAAGAGAAGGTTATGAACTAGTTAGAGCCGAAGAAGTTGTAAACGCAGATGACTATCCAATCCTTGAAGAAGGAAAATACAAAGGGGTAATTGGGGTCGGTGGCCTTCTACTTGCGAAGGTACCTGAAGAGATCGCAAAACAACGTCAGGAGTATATGACTAATAAGCATAAACAACGTGACGAAGCTATTAAACACGATCTAATGAAGGAGCAGGATAGTAGAATGCCGATCAATGTTGAAAGGCAATCTCGTGTAACCTTCGGTGGTACGAAAAAATAATTTTTTCAATCACTGAATTTAATAAACCGTACTGGAGGCCCTTCGGGGCAGGTACATAAGGAGAAACAACTATGGCAAATAGAAACACTCAAGGTTTTGGGCTGATTCCTGCTGGAACGCTAGGACAAACTCCGGCGACTTCTGGAACAGGTAAGTACAAAATCGATGCGGGTTATACTACGACTATATACCATGGCGGAGCTGTTGCTTCTAATGCTGGTTACATTATCGATGGTCAAACTACTGATGCACCTATTTTAGGTGTGCTTAACGGAATATTCTACAACGCGGCTACAACTTTAAAGCCAACGTTTGCGAATTTCTACAAGCAACCGATAACACCAGCGAACTCAGAAGACATCGACGCTTTTGTATTCGATAACCCTCAACAACAATATGTAGTAGCAACAGATGATGCTGTGGCACAATCTGGATATTTAGAAACGTATGACATGAATACTTCTGCTGGTAGTACAACTACTGGTAAGTCTTCAGCTACACTAGATATCGGTGACACGTCAGCTGACGCTGCTTCTTTCAGATTATTAAGATCTGCAGAGGATCCAGAGAACGATGAAAATGCGGCTCGAAGATCAGTTGTAGTTTGTATCAATCTGATTGAGTTACAATCGTAATAGGAGAATAGGAGAATAAATTATGGCTATATCACGATCACAACTAGTTAAAGAACTAGAGCCAGGATTGAATGCACTATTCGGCCTGGAATATAAAAGGTATGAAAATCAGCATGCTGAGATTTATACTGAGGAATCATCTGACAGAGCTTTTGAAGAAGAAGTTATGTTATCTGGTTTCGGAAACGCACAAGTAAAAGGTGAAGGTGCTGGCGTATCATTCGATGAAGCGCAAGAAACTTTCACTGCGAGATACACTCACGAGACTGTAGCTTTAGCGTTCGCGATCACTGAAGAAGCGATCGAGGATAACTTGTATGACAGACTTGCGTCTAGATATACAAAAGCTTTAGCTAGATCTATGAGTAACGCTAAACAAGTAAAAGCTGTTGAACCTCTAATTCAAGGTCTTCCAACTACGGATAACTTTGATTCAGGTGACGGTGTTAGCTTGTTTAACACATCTCACCCAACAGTATCTGGAACTTTCCAGAACACGTTGACTACACAAGCTGACTTAAACGAAACTTCGTTAGAGCAATCTTTGATCGACATCGGTCAAATGACTGACGAAAGAGGTTTAAGAATTGCTGCAAGAGGAGTTAAAATGATAATTCCTTCTGAGCTTCAATTCACAGCTGAGAGACTTATGAAGTCTCAAGGTAGAACTGGAACAGCTGATAACGATATCAATGCTATCGTATCTATGGGTATGATTCCTCAAGGTTATAGAGTGAACAACTACCTAACAGATACAGATGCGTTCTATATCTTAACAGACGTGCCTAACGGTATGAAAATGTTCAGCAGAGCGCCATTGACAACTGCAATGGAAGGTGATTTCGATACTGGTAACGTAAGATACAAAGCTAGAG